CTTCCGGTCGAGCGTTACCTCACGCTCCCCTCGCTGTCTGTTGGCCATTGTATCATCCCTTTAGGCCGCGGCGCGGCTTACGTACACGGCATAAGATACCGGGCTCTTGCCGGTCTCCGTGTTGACGATGGCCACAGGGGTGACAGAGCCTGCCGCACCGAGGGATATCTCGATGTCGTTTCCCGATTCCACCTCGCTCCCGTTGACCGTTGTCGTCCCGGCGCCGAACGTCGGGGTAAACGTCACCGTGGATACTCCGGTGGCTTCCTCGAGCACGTACGTGTAGGTACCGGTGTCGAAGTTCGGCACAAGCGTACCGGCGTCAACAGACAGGTCTGTCAGTCCGCCCGACTCGGAGGTCGTCCTGGCCAGCTCGCCGCAGCCCTTGAAGGTCACGTCGATGGTGACCGCGTCCTTGTGCGGCGCGGACTTCGGGAAGTCGGTGATGTAGGCGTTCCCGGTGAACGTGTCGCCGTTTGCCTCCTCCCACATGATTTCCACGAGGGCCTGATTTTCCCATGCCGTCTCCAGCGCCTCGTACGCAGTGTCGTCCGGCACGTACATCGCGTTTGCGTCAATCGACCAGCTCCGCACGTCGGGGAGGGACTCCTCCCAGTTGTTCGAGTCCTTGCTGGTCACGTCGATTGTGGCCATGCTCCTGCTGAGCTTGGCGTCCCGTTGGCTCCCCACCGCGGTCCACACTGGGGACACGTCAGTCCCCGTGTTGACCTTCACCAGGAAGCTTCCTGCACTTACAGCCATTTTCTTATGCCTCCTCAATCCTGAATCTGAACTTCTGTACGCCGTGGCGGGTAATCCCGTCCGGCTCCTCGATAATCTCCATAAGCTCCATCTCGACGGTCACGACGGCAAATCCCGAGAATGTGACGGTCGTCCCGGTGACGAGCTGCAGCACCGTGTCCATGAGCGTCAGGCACTCCTTCCTGCCGGGGTACCTCGACCACGTGTGCACGGTGACCGTTGCCTCGGTCCCATCGCCTGTCTTGGTGCACCATTCGATGGCCGTCGCCTCCCCTATCGTGACATAGGGAAAGTTCGTGTCCTGGGGCACCGCGTCGTACACCGTCATGTGGGCGGAAAGCAGCGTGTACAGCTCTTTCTGCAGTCCGAGCAGCGGGGACCTCATCTGCATGCGCCCCCAACGGCGTCACCTGCATGCTTGGCGTACGACCTGCGCACATCCTCCGTTGCCGGCCCCATGTACGGCTTGGCGGGCGTTCCCGTGCGGGATATCTTGCGGGCGATGACGTAGCCGAGGTCGGTCCCGAGCTTCTTCTTGCTCCAGTCCGAAAGCGGCGCGATGGGCGGGAAGTGCGGACGAGACCCGAACTCGACCGCGGGCGCATACTTGACGTTCGTGTAGACGTACGCGTACAGTCCACGCGACTCAGCCTCCGCCTTTCGCACCTTGATGGATGAGCGGAGCCGTCCCATGTGCACCGTCCCGTCGCCGGTGAGCCGCCGTTTGGTTTCGCCCTGCAGCTGGACGGCCTCCTCGTTGAGGAAGTCCTCGGCCGCGGAGCCGATGCGCTTTTGCAGCTCGCCGAATCTCTTGAGCGCCTTGTCCATCCCAATGACAGTTATGCCCGTCAGACCGCCTCCTCGCACATGAGCACGAGCTCACGATTCTTCTCCCCGGTGTCGAGCACCGAGACGATGCCAAAGTAGCGCGAGCCATGCTTGACCCGCATACCAGGCGTGACGCCGGAGCGGTAGCGCATGGTGACCTTGTGGGTGACCTTCGCCTGGGCCTGCTGGGCCTGGAAGTACTCCCTGCCCGAAAGCGGCTCGACCGCGGCCCATACCGTGGCAAGCACGGTCCAGGACTCTGTGCGCCCGCCGTACCCGTCGCCGGTGGCGGCCACCTGCTCGATTGCCACGCGGTGTCGCAGCGCCCCTGCCATCATACGAGCATCACCCGGTACGGGGCGAGAAGCGCCTTTGCGGTAAGCGGGAGCTCGGAGGAGATGGAGCCGGTAATCACGGCCTCGCGGTGCTCATACCAGTGGCCTATCATCAGAAGCATAGCCTGGCGTATCGTCTGCGGTACGTCCGAAGCGGCACCGTAGCCCGCGACGTACGTGATGGCGATGCCGCCGATGTCGTCCGCAGCGTAGCTTGCCAGGGGCTTGACGCGCCCTGACGCGGTGTCCACCTCGTAGGCCGTGCTAGCCAGCGTTTCCCCGTCGATGGCAATCGATGTCACCGACTGCAGGGGCTGGTGCGGCAGGGTCACTGCCGTTGCCAGCTGGTCGCAGGTGTAGCGCCATGTCTGTGTCACAAGCGCCCTGCGGGTGTACGCCTCTGCCGCCTCACGGGCAGCAACGATGAGCGCTGATATCAGCGTGTCCTCATCGCTTCCGTCGACCCTTAGGTGCAGCTTTGCCTCCGTGAGCGACACCGGCTCCGACGCCGGACCTGTCACGAGTACGCTTGCCATGCTTCGTCTCCTTCGGTTCTTCCACCTTCAGCTCGGCCACGAAGCCCGAGCGCGACCAGTTGCGGGCACGCTCGGGGGTGGTCTCAAACACCGTGCCGGAGGGTATCACGCCCTCCGCCGTCACCATGGTGTGGAGCGCCCTCACCTTCACAGGAGCATCCTCAGGTAGATGCCCATTCATATCACCCCGAAGCCTTGGTGTCAAGGATGCGGAACGCCGCTGTCCTCACCACTGAGCCGCCGACACGTCGTGACGCCTTGAATCCGACCAGGCCGGACTCGGCGTACAGCTCGTCAAGCCGCTTGAGGGTCATGCCCTGCCTGTCGACGATACGGTAGCCCTTGTAGAAGTCCCCGAAGATGATGACGTCCCCCTCGGTTCCCGATGTCGGGATCTCCGGGACATCGTCCTGCAGCATCACCGGGAATCCCAACAGGGTCGCCGGCTGACCCGCCTGCTGATTGGTCTGCCAAAGGTACTGGCCGTAGTCGTCCTTGAGCGTGCGTACCACCTTGGCAGTCGTGGTGTTCATCACGAAGGTCGCGTTCTTGTGGTACTTCGCCGGCAGCGTGTAGACAAGGTCGATGAGGTCGTCCATGTCGGGATTTCCCACGGCGTCGCACTCGACGCGCGTTATGCTTGACTCCTTCAGTATCCCTTCAGGCTCGTTGTAGCTGTGTCCGTCACCGTTGATGAACTGCTCCTCCTCGGCCTCTGCGAACGCCTCGGCAAAGGACGACGCGATGTACGACTGGAGATTGACGTCCGAGTCCGCAAGCTCGTCCTCGCCTATCTTGGTGAGGCCAACGCAGTCCTCGACGTAGGTGTACGCCTGGCTTGGCGTGAGCGTCGACTCGGTGAGTGATGCGCCCTTCTCAAGCACGCCCCACCCGACCGACACCTCCGTCATCGAGATCTTTCGGAGCCTGTCCGACTTGGTGGGCACGACCTTGCAAAGGCCGCGGATACCGGATATGGTCGGAAGGTCGCGGTAGATCTCGGCCTCAACGTCCTCCGGGACGATGTAGTCGCCGGTCGTACCCTGCACGAGCGCCTTGCGTTCCTCTGGCGTGAGCTCGGAGTACCCCTTGCGAATGTACTGGAAGAACGCCTTCTTGCGTTCCTCTGCCATCTCGTCCTTCGACTTCTCGCCCTGGCCTGGGCGCTTCATCCGGGTCTCCAGGGCGTCGATGCGCCCCGTGAGCTCGGTGTACCTCTCTTCGTTCCTCACGGCAAGGTCCTTGGCGCGCTCCTCCGATTCGGCGCGCATAGCCTTGACCTCGGCCATGATCTCCTGTGCCTCAGTTGCCATGTGATTCACCTCTCATGGTTCGTATGTCCCTGAGCAGCGTGCCCAGGTCGTCCTTTGGCGGCTCCTGCGCGCCGTGGGGAGTGCCCTCGGGCGGCTCCTCCTGCAAGAGTGCCGACAGTGTATCAATCGCCGCTTTCACCAGCGGCCGATGAGCGTCATGCGTGATGTCCTTTGCCCTCGTGTTCACGATGGCGTTGAGCGCGAGCTCGAAGTCCTGCCTCGAGCGTACCGACGTGACCCGCGCCAGGTCGTTTGCGGGGAACGTCACCAGCGACCCTTCCCAGAGCCGTATCTCCTGGATGTACCGCGTGTCCCCGTCCCAGCTGTCCTTGAGCGTGGAAAAGCCGATGGAAAGGCCGTCGAGCGCGCCCTGCTTGAGCAGCGCGTATGCCTCCCTCCCTCGCTGGGTGTCCATGTTCAGCTCGCCCTTGACCCACAGCCCGTAGTCGTCCTCGCGCAGCTCCGCGAACCTGCCTATTGGCTCGTAGGTGTCGTGCTGCCAGAGCGTGGGGAAGGTCCCGTTCTCCGCGATGGTCTTCTTGAACGCCCCGGGGCGTATGACATCGCCGTAGCTGTCGATGTTGTTGAACGTCGACAGGTAGCCCTCGAAGGTGCCGTCATCGTGCACCTGCGACTTCTTTAGCCTGAAAGACTTGAATTCCATTATCCCATCACCTCGTATGTCTCGGTGCACCGGCAGTTGACGATGTTGCCCGCGCTTGCTCCGAGCGACGTGTCACCGGGGAACATGAGCTGCTCGCCGGACACGTCGTAGGGCTGGTGCAGCTCCCGCTCCTGGCCGTCCGCCGATATGTGGTCGCACCCGTTCTCCCCGCCGCGCGTCCTGTCGTCGACGTAGGAGAGCCAGCGCTTGTCTATCGGCAGCCCCGTCGACTCGGCCGCAAGCTGCGAGCCGTAGTTGGCGGCTGCGTTGACCTCGGTCCGTGCCGCGGTCATGGCGCGGTACTCGGAGAAGTCGTCGTACTTGGACGCCACCCGCTCCGCTATCTGGTACATGTTCTCGCCAGCGGCCATGCCTGCGTCTATCTCCTTGAGCACCAGCGCCTTGGTGGTGGCGGATATGTCACGGATCCTCGAGAGCGCCGTGCGCTCGATGAAGGAGAGGTACTCCTCGGTCCAGTCCAGGGACTTGTGCTCGAAGCGCCCTTTTGATTTGAGCATGTCGAGCACCGGCCCAGCGAACTCGTCCGCTATGCCGCGGTACATCCTCATGTACATATCGAGCCATGACGACTGCTGCGCCTCAAGCGCCTGGTCCAGCACCGTTGCCGCGCTGTCCGGGGTGTCCAATTCCCTCAGAACAGATGCCACGGCCTTCTTCTCGGCGGAAAACTCGTTGGCGGCTGCCTTTGCCCATACCGGCCACCATGCCTGCTTGCGCCGGTCTGTCTGGAGCAGCCAGGACTGGTCGCGGGACTTGCGCTCCTCCGCAGGATCCTTTGCCTTCGCCGGCTCCTTCCCTGTGCTCTGCGAGAGCGGCATCATGTTGAAAGGTATGAGCAGCTGGTCTGCCTCTGGCTCCGGCACCGCCTCGAGATTGAGCATGCCCCGCGCGTCGTTTATCGTGATGAGGCCGTTTCGCACGCCCTCGATGGCCCGCTTCCACACGGCGTCACGGTCCTCCTTCAGCGCCTCGATGTCGTCCCGGTCGTAGTCGATGATGACGTCACCGAAGCAGGGCGGAAGCCACCTGTTGAGGTCGTCGCGTATGCTGTCGAGCAGCGGCAGGACCGTCTCCTCGTAAAAGGCCTTCCGTGCCTCCTGGTAGTTGGAATAGGTGGCGTGCTCGTGGTCGCCGATGAGCTCCGGAGGTACGTTGAAGGCGGCGCATATCTCCCGCGTGGTCATCTTGATGGTCTGTTCCCAGGCCATGTCCTGCGGGGAGAGTCCCATCGGCTCCCAAGTGAGACCGCCTTCGAGTATGGCTATTCTCCCAGCGTTCCCTGCCCCGGCGTGCTTCTCGTTGAGCCGTGAGCGCAGCGTCTCGTACTGGTCTTCGGTGAGCTGCGCCTCGGTCTGCACGGCACCGCTTGGCCGTCCTGAGTTCTGGAGGAGCGCCATGTTCCAGCTGCGCGCCTCGTTGGCGATGTCGACCGAGTAGGCGGCAGCCTTGAGCGGTGACATGCCATAGTGGTCGCTTTCCGGGTGGAAGAGCCGCTTGTGCAGCACGTCCGCGGCATCCATCTCCACGGTGCCGTTGTCGTGGGTGTAGACGTACCTGAGCGGGTAGCCGCTGGCGTCGTACTCCACCTTCACGCGGTCGGGCCGGAGCACGTACAGCTCCTTGGGCACCCTGGCGTTGGGCCCGGAGTCGGGACCGGTCTTCTCGATGTAGCCGTTGCCGTCCAGGAGCAGGTAGGAGACGTAGGTCTCGAAGAAGGTGTACCGCGACTGGAAGGGGTTGGGCCGGTCCAGCAGGTCGTTGAGCGGATGGCGTTCCACCAGCTCGAGCTCGCCGTTCCGTTCCGAAAAGACATTCCACTCGATGCCGGCGACGGCCGTCGCTATGAGCCTGATGCAGGCGTACACGTCGGGATTCTTCTCGTATCCCTCCTTGGCGTACTGCGAGTACTTGTTCTCGGTGCGCCAGACCGCCTGGCCCAGGGTGCTCTGCACTAGGAGCTTGAATGTTCGTGACTTGCGCGAGAAAAAGGATGTAATGGACCTGAAGTTCACTACTATTGAGAGTATGTCAAATGATATTTAAAAGAGTGGGATTTTGGTATCACTTCATGCGTGAAAGCTTCTCCTTGCACGCCTCAATCAGGAACTGATTGAACGATGGCACAGGACTTTTGCATATTGCAGACTCGATCTCATCCTTCAGGTCTGATGGCATCCTGACAGTCAGCGCGACCCTTTTTCTCATCAGATCCACCTCACGTTTGGTACCTTCGCTCCCCTCATGTGATTGAGGAATTGCGTTATCGAATCCACGATGTCATCATGCGCACCGTTGGGGAACTGCGCGCATTCGCGTATGAGTTCTGTAGTCCAGGCGGCCCGCTTCGGCAGGTGGACCATGCCGGACTCGATTAGGGGGGTCGCCGCATGGGCGCGGGCCGTCTTGTCCTTGTCGACCTTGATGGGGATGAGCGGAATGGGCGTACTCCTCCGCAACTCCTGGATAAGGCTCTGCCCCGATGCCTTGTCCTCGATGAGCACTTTCGACGGGCGCCACTTCTCGTACAGTTGCAATGCGGTTCTTCTGAGCTCAGGATACTCCACCTTCCCGTGCCACAAATCGAGGAGGTAGTAGTCACGGGGGAGCACACCCCATGTGGTGCATACCGAGTAGTCGTTGTCCTGGCCACGCTTGAACGCCGTGTCCCACGACTGGACAATGTAGTCCGGCTCCGGCTCGTGGTCGTAGTACCGCCACCACTCGGAGCGGAATATCTCGCCGCCTTCGGGGACGGGGTCGCCCATGTAGAGCGCGTTCCACACCTTCGAGCCGACGGTGTCCCTGATGCCGAGCAGCACGTCCCTGGGGTATCTCTCGGGCCACAACGCCTCTCCAGGCTTGCGCCCTATCGGGTCGTCGTCCAATGCCAATGCGGGGAGATTTATCACGGTCCACTCGTCATGCTCCTGCGTGATGATGCGCCCAGCCAGGTCGTCATCGTGCCATCGTGTCATTATCCCCAGCATGGCGGCTTCCGGCTCAAGCCTCGTGTATGCCGTGGAGGTGTACCAGTCCCATATCTTCTCGCGGATCCTTGGACTTTCCGCCTCCTCCATGTTTTTGATGGGGTCGTCGATGATGAAGATATTGGCACCCTTTCCCGTGATTGCACCGCCAGCGCCGGAGGTCTGCATCCCGCCGTTCTCGTGGCCGTCCAGCTCCCACCTGTTTGCCGCGTTGCTGTCGTGTCGCACGTTCACGCCGAATACGGGCTGCCCCCATTCCTCGAGGAGGTCCCTTGCCTTCCGTCCCCACTGCGCCGCGAAGTCCGCCTCATAGCTGGTGAGGATTACCCTGTGGTCAGGGAAGTTTCCCAGATACCACGATGAGAAGTACTTGCTGATAAGCTCAGACTTACCGTGTCTTGGTGGCATGCTCACGAACAACCGCTTGATGCGCCCTGCAGCAACATCGAGCAGCATGCGGTTGAGGTAGATGAGATGGGGGGCCGGTTCCCACTTCCCTCTACTCGCCGTCATCGCGAAGTGTGCAGGGCTCAGCCTTGGGTAGAGACTTGAGATATTGCTTTTCAAGCAGCTTGGTAACGAGTTCTGCAGTTTCCTCATCCTCCAGTAGTGCGGTAATGTCCAGTCCAGGGACGTTGATGTTTCGTTGTTCGATGCGCTGTGGGGCTTCCGCTCCAGCGTATGATCCATTCAGCTTGAGCCATTCCCTGGCCTCCCTGCTGCACGCAAGCGCACCGGAATAATCCTCTTCCTTCAGTTTTTGCTCCATGACCTCAGCAAATCTTAGGTAGTTCCTCTGCGACTCCACAAGATGCTGCAGTTCCTTCATCTCGATTGCCACCGTTGCCTTGGCCACATATTCCGCATCCCCGCGCACCTTCGTTTCTATCGCTGCCTTCCTCGCCTTCCACTTCTTGCTCCAGCTGCGCTTGATGAGGTCGATGGAGCAACCGATTGCATCGGCTATCTCCTGGT